AATTCTTCGCTATAAAGCTCATTTAATTGGTCGTACCATGGCTTTAGCACAGCATCCAATGTAATGCCTTGTGCCAACAATCCATTTGCAATCTCTTCATCTTGCATTTCTTGCATAAAGGCAAGAATCTGACTATGAATAATTTTAGCCTTTTCGGTTGTGTTGTTTACCCAAGTTTCCACGGCGTTACCTCTACAATCCCACGTCTAAAAATAGGCGATAAGCCTAAATTTTGCACATCAATTGGTTTTAATTTTTGAAAGAAGTGCGAGAAGTTTTCACCCAATTGGCTACTCACATTGAAGTCTATATTATACCGCTTTTTGAGTTCTAATTTCGTAGAATGTAGCGCGAAAGCCTTCATTTTTTTAGCTTTTTCACTTACTGTTAAGGTAATACCAATATCCAAATCGTTCGGGTTTTCTTTGTTGGTCACAAGGCTGCCACCAATAAATAAATGACCGTCTAAATCGTAAAGCTGTTCTTGCACAAAAGCTTGTGCACTCGCAATTAATGCCATCCGTTGCGCGTTAAATCCTAACCTCATTTCGACTTCTCGCCATGTTGCTGCATGAATGCCTTCTGGCAATAATCCAATATCAGTAAAGTTAGGAATCATAGCTATCCTATTAATGAAAGTATGGCGTTAAGTTTATCTTCTGGCAATTCTGACAATTTCTGCAATGCTAATTTTTTAAGGTCACTCGATTGCTCGTAAGCTAAAATAATCCGAGCTAAGTCTTCTGGTGTAGCATCGTCCAAGCTCATCACAGGCGACATCTGCATATCCACCCGATTACGCGCCTCCTTGCCAGTCTGTAGCCATTCGGGGGTTACTTTTAGGGCGTTGGCAAGCGCAACAATGCCCGTTGTGCCTTCTGCTTTTTTGCTTTCCAGCCGAGAAATTATCTGCTGAGAAATACCGCTAAGCTTAGATAGCTGTTGTTGCGACATGCCTAGCTGTTTTCTGGTTGATTTTATTCGTTCGCCAATATGTATATTCATGACTACATCCTAAAACATTTGTTGTATTGAATCAAACAACAAAAATTGTTGACTAATTACAACTATTGTTGTATAAATACGTTATGAAAAATTCACCATTTACACAAGCACTAGAAATAGCAGGCGGACAAGTTGCTCTTGCCGAAAAAACTGGCTATTCGCAAAACCTGATGTCGCTAATCCAGTTAGGCAAAAGAAAAATATCTGCTGAGGTTTCTGTTGCCGTAGAAAAAGCTACTGGAGTAATGCGTCACCAGTTACGCCCCGACCTATTCCCACAACCACAGTCTAATCAGGACGCACAGCAATGAACAGCAACTACTTTGCATTAATTTTGCATCATCTTTCATTGCATACGGGAAAGGAAGTAGCAACTGCTATTGGTCATGCTGAAAGTCATATAACCAGATTTAAGACGGGTGACGCTCAATTGAAGATCGATGAGCTACAGCCATTTTTCGAGGCAATCGGTCTCAAGCTAATACCATGCGATGGCGAATTAGTTTCAATCTCTAAAGACAAGTACGACGCACTTAAATTATTAGCTATGGAAGGACTAAGCAAATGACAGATCAAGAATTACGCCTAGAGTGCCTGCGCCTTGTTAAAGAGGCAGGCGTTGACGTTGTGTATATGTCAGTTAATGCAAATCTGTTGTTTCAGTATGCACAGACTGGCGAGCCAGTAACTCAAGAGAATTACTATAAAGCTTGGCAAAAGCCTGAATTTTGTCATCAAGAGAAATAGCCGAATTAGCGTGTATTGATGATGATGTTGGTTTGTTCATCATAAACATAGCAAGATCAAAAGCACGTTGCTTATCAGAATCAGAGTAAACGGTATCAGTCATGAAATCACCTATAAGGTTAGTTAGTAAAAGTTTGCACCTTCATTCTAACACGGTGGTTTCATTTTTAATCGGCTTCGTCTGTGGCCTGAATTGCAGACAACAAAAAAGCCAAAGAGCGCTACTAAACAACTCGATGGCTTCCAACAAAAACGATGGATTAATTATGCACCAACTAATGAATGTTAGCAATAGCCAAATGATGAGCAGCAAAGAAATTGCTCAATTGACTGGTAAACGTCATGCGGATGTTATCCGTGATATTAGAAATATGATTGATGCAATAGATGACGCAGTTTTGCGTCATGAACAATATCAAGAGGTTATAGATGCTCGTGGCTACACAAGCGAATTTCTGATTGATCATGAACTTTCTATTGTTCTCGGCACTGGTTATAGCATTCCTCAACGATTGATGCTTGTTAAGCGTTGGAAGGAACTGGAGCAGCAAGTGGCACAACCACAGTTTGCGATTCCAACAAGCCTATCTGGTGCGCTTATGTTGGCAGCACAGCAAGCAGAACAGATCGAACAGCAACAAGCGTTAATTGCTAATCAAATGCCAGCGGTGGCTTTTGTAGAGCGCTTTGTTGAAGCCGACGGCTTGCACAACGTAAGACAGACAGCTAAAGCGCTAGAAATCCCTGAAAAAGAATTTGTGTCCCGTTGTATTGCTGCAAAAGTGCTTTATCGCACCAACAAGGCTTTAACAGGCTACCAGCAATGGAAGGATGCAGGCTATTTGACGCATAAAGAAGATGAAGCAAACGGTAAGGCACGCTTACAGGTCATGTTCACACCAAAAGGCATTGCGTGGCTTGGTAAGCGTTTAATTAAGTCAGAAGCCCCAAAAGAAGCAGAGGTTATTGTTAATGACCCTCGTGAAGCTATGTTTAGAGCACTAGGAATTAGATCATGAGTATTAAATTAATGACGATGGTATTTGACCGCTATCAAATCGGAGAAGGTGAAAAGCTTGTGGCATTGTGCCTTGCAGATTTTGCCTCAGACGATGGAAAAAACATATTCCCTGCTATTGCCACCATTGCCAAAAAAACCTGCATGACAGAGCGCAATGTTCAGCGTGTGATTAAAAAAATGCAAAGCCGTGGGTGGTTAATTTGTGTGTATAAATCTCTTGGTGGGAAACCTAGCGAGTACGCAATCAGTAATACGTGGATTAATAGCAATGAAGTAATAACAAACCCTGACGCTAGTGTCACCGTTAAAACACAACCCCGAAATAATGTCACGGTGACATTGGCGACATCAAACCCTGACGCTAGTGTCACCGTAACCCCGACATTTGAGACACATACCCCGACATTGGCGACATCAAACCCTGACGCTAGTGTCACCGTAACCCCGACATTTGAGACACATACCCCGACATTGGCGACATCAAACCCTGACGCTAGTGTCACCCAATCCATTAAAGAACCACCATTATATCCACCATATAACCACCATATAACCACCAACGCGCATGAGTCGCTTCCCGAATGGCTAGATGTCGAACTTTGGAATGACTGGTTAAAAGTAAGGGTAAAGCAAAAAGCACAAAACACACCCCGAGCGATTGCCATCATCCTGAAAAAACTAACCGACTGGCACAAGCAGGGACACAACCCAAACAGCCTAATCGAAACCGCACTGGTCAATGGCTGGAAGGATTGCTACCTGCCACGACAAGCCAACAGCACCAAACCACAAGACGACGGCTATGCGGACTTTGTGGCACAAACCGAGCGATGGGAAGCCATGCAAGGCGGCAACCACGGTAACCACAACGAGATCGAAGGAACATGGCAATGAGCACGGCAAGCATGATGAGCATGGAAGCGTCAAACGAAAAAGCTAAGTTTTGGGAGTTGTTGCAAATGGCACTACCGACCATGCAAGTGTTCGACCCAAGAGCCGCAGCTGGTGGATGGTGGGTAGCACTGAAAGGCTTTAGCTTCGAACAGGCAGAAAAAGCAATCACCCGATTACTGCAACTTGGCAAAAAAGCCCCTGTACCAGCCGATGCAATTGCAATCATCACCGAAGAGCTTGAGTTGCTTTGGCTGGGTGCTGATGAAGCATGGGCGGTAGTGCTGATTTTAACAGATGAAGACCGTAGCGGCTTCACCACAGACGCAATCGACGAAGCTTGTCAAAACCTTAACGAACTGATCGCCAGTGACGCAATCGCAGGACGCATGGCATTCAAATCGGCTTACGAGCGCACACGCAAAATGTGGACGGCACAAGGTCGCATACCACAAGTTCGTTTTGCAGCAGGGAGAGACAAAGCAGAACGCGAGGACGTTGTTAAGACCGCGCTCAAATATGGCGGAATTACACACGAACAGGCAAAACACTACCTTCCAGCCCCAACAGTTACAGCAGAAGATTTAATCCGTATTAGTCAAGACAATGCTGGTAAGAACCCAGAAGCAAAAAGGGCTTTATCTGGGCTTAAATCAATGTTGGGCATGGGTGAACATGCCAAACAGCAAAAGTGGCGCACGCCAGATCGTGTGTGGGAAGAAGGCGGGGTCATGTACGTTAAGTTTGGCGATGAAGTGAAATGCTTAGACGAATTGGAAGACAGGAAAGCAGCATGATTAACCAAACCGACCCAGCTACCGACTCAATCCACCTACACGACAGAGTTGAGCGCATGTATCGGGATTGGAAGCTAAACAAAGTAACAAGCGAATTTGTGAAGATGGTTTATAAAAACTGCCCTGAATCACAAGCGATATTCAAGGAATTGAGAGAGAACGATGAGCGCACTTGAAACACTGCTTTCGGCACAGATGAAGGCGTTAAAAATCACTATGCCAGTAACCGAATATCGCTTTGTGCGTGACATCGTTGGTCATGGTGTTGGCATCCGTTCACGCATTAGCGCAAGCGGGCTAGGTGATTGGCGTTTCGACTTTGCATGGGTAGATAGAAAAATCGCGGTAGAAATAGAAGGCGGTACGTGGTCAGGTGGTCGTCATACACGCGGCAAAGGCTTTGAAGAAGATTGTCGAAAGTATAACGCTGCAACCTTTCACGGATGGCAGGTGTACCGCTTCACAAGTTCGCAAGTGAATAGCGGTGAGGCGGTTAAGTTTATTAAGTCGTTAGGGTGGTTTTAATGACCAAATTCCGCCTACAAAGCCCACAGGATCAATTGACCGTATGGGAAGCGATTCTATCAACTCCGATTGATGGTAGCTATGTCGTTACCATTGCGCAGAAAAAAGAAACGCGCTCACAGGCACAAAGTCGCTTGCGTTGGTTATGGATGACGCAGCTAGAGAAGCATCTTATTGGGGAAGGCGTTGGTCGTTCAAAAGAGCAGTGGAATAGCTTTTTCAAGATTCGATTCATGAAAGATATTCTCGTTGATATGGATGCTGACTATGCGGACTTTTTCAACAAAATAGGGAATATGTATCGCTCTGCTATAACAGCCAACAGTGATTACCAGCACAAGCTTTTTTTAGAGCAGGTGGTGGGCGAGTCAATCCATACCGAATGGCTTAAAACAAACGGCATGACGCAATTTCTTAACCAAATCGACGAATGGTGTATCAGTCGCGGCATTCGTTTAGTCACACCGCAGGACTTGATGTATGTTCGATAAACCGACGACCTACCGAAGCCCTAAATGGCTGCAAGCTGTGCGAGACATTGGGTATTGTGTGCTATGTGGTAGCACCGAAGGCATACAAGCCGCCCACCGCAACCAAGGCAAAGGCATGGGCATTAAGACAGACGATTGCGCCACGGCTTGCTTGTGCCACAAGTGCCATTTTGAAATTGATAACGGCATGGATTTAAGCAAACAAGAGCGTCACGCATTAATGGATAGCGCCATTGTTAAAACACTTATCGAGTTAGTTAGAAAAGGAAAAGCGACAGTATGAGCTTAAACGATTCAATCAAAATTATTAGCCTGCTCAAAGCGCAAATAAAGGCTTGCGAGCAACTTTCAACCGATTCACTAGCATTTAGCCTAGATGATTACGAACGCGCTTTAGCGGTAGTTTTAGAGGCTGCTAAGGCGCATAACAATGATCAGTGGGGGAATTAATGGCACGTCCTAGCAAATACAACTGGGATGAGATTATTGACCACTACCTATCTGGCATGGCGCGTGATGTGATTTGCGATAAATTTGGGTGTAAGCAATCTGGGTTATCGTTTGAGTTGAAGCGACGAGGAATAACAGAGCCAGACCCCAAAAGAGTCGAGGTAAAGAACGCCATTGTTAGCGCGGTTAGTCGAGTTTCTGAAGTTTCTGAAATAATTTCTGAAACTGAAAAAAATTCATTAATTAATGTCGCTGCCCATGAATCTGGTTACATCATGTTATTGCAACGTGCTGCAAGCGCTGGTGTTGACAAGGCTTTAGAGTTGCTTGATAAAACAGACTCGCAAATTGGTGTAAAGGCTTTCATGGACTCAATCGATAAGGCGACTGGTATCCTTGCACCAGAACATAAAGCCAAGGCGGCCGCCCCCGCTCAACAACCGATAACAGCGGTGCAAGTTAACCTAAAGGTGGTTAAGTGAACAAGCTGGAAGTTAACGCCGAAATCCCCGACTGGGCAGTCGATTTCTACCAAACCGATATTCGATACAAGGTTGTCTACGGTGGTCGTGGTAGCGGTAAAAGCTGGGGATTAGCCTTGCTGATTGTGCTCAAGATGATGCAGTCTCCTATTCGTGTGTTATGCGCTCGAGAGTTTCAAAACTCAATGCGCGAATCGGTACATCAACTCATTAGTGAAACCATTAAACGCATTGGTGCTGAAAGCACTTTTGATGTGCTTGAATCTGAGATTACTTGCACGCTTAACGGTAGTAGTTGCGTGTTTAAGGGGCTTAAAGGCGTTAAGAACGATGCTAGTGCGCTCAAGTCATTTGAGGGTATTGATATTTGCTGGATCGAAGAAGCGCAAACCGTTAGCCGTGCCAGTCTTGAGACCTTAAAGCCAACGATTCGCAAGCCTAACTCTGAAATTTGGATTACATTCAACCCACTGTTAACAACCGACCCTGTTTACGCTGATTACGTGGTTAATCCACCCGATAACGCCTTGGTTAGAAAAGTCAATTATTCAGACAATCCGTGGTTTAACGATACCGCTTTGCCCGACGATATGGCTACGATGAAAAAAACCGACTATGACCGTTATCAGCACATTTGGGAGGGCGATTGCGTTACCCATACCGATGCGCAAGTATTCAAGGGGAAATGGCGCGTTGATGAGTTTGAAGCACCTGAAGGAGTTGTATTTTATTACGGTGCTGACTGGGGTTTTGCTGTTGACCCAACGACATTAATCCGCTGTTACATTCACAGAAATTGCCTTTACATCGATTACGAATCCTACGCCATTGGTTGCGAAATTGACGACACGCCAGCTTTATTCGATACCATTCCCGATAGCCGAAAACACATCATTAGAGCCGATAGCGCACGCCCTGAAACCATAAGTTACATGCAGCGCATGGGATTTAAGATGAGTGCCGTTAAAAAAGGAGCTGGCAGTGTAGAGGACGGTATTGCGTACCTTCGTGGCTATGACGAAATCATCATCCATACTCGTTGCCCTAAAACAGCAGAAGAATTTTTACGCTATTCGTATAAAACCGACAAGCTCACTGGTGATATTCAGCCAGCATTAGAGGACAAGTGGAATCACTGCATTGATGCGTTGCGCTATGCCGTTGAGCCGTTAACGAAAGGAATGAACAGCGGATTTACATCAGGTGGAAGGAGAACATTTTGAAAACTGGCAACTTAGAAGTATTGCGCGAACTTATTGGTGACGACTGTACCTTAAAACTGCAATCGATATTCGGTGGGCGAGAGAT